TTAGTAACTTTTACTGTCTTAGTTACATACTTGCCATTCTTCTTTACTCTGACTTTCTTAGTCTTTTGTTTCTTTGTTCCAACAGCTTTAGCTTTATACCACTTCGCAGCTTTCTTTTGAAGATTAAGTTCTTCATTAAGTGTCTTAATCTGATGGTCGAGAGATTTTTCTCTGTCACCCCAAGTACGATGAATGCTTTCAACGTGCTTATCAATAATATTGAGTACATGCTCAATCTTTGCTACCGCTCTTTCAATCCAGTCAAATTTTGTTGGCTCGGAATCTTTACTCTTTTTAGAGGAAGACTTTTTACCAGACTTCTTACTGGATTTCTTGCTAGACTTTTTAGATGATCTCTTAGAAGATTTCTTAGAAGATTTCTTTGAGGATTTCTTGTTAGACTTGCTAGATGCTTTCTTAGCATTTGCCTTTTTAACATCTGCAGCACTCATTCCTTGATCTCCAGTTCCAATAGGATGAGCAGCTGACCTAACAACTTTTACAGTGTAATAACCACCATCTTTAAGTTTATCACCTGAAGTACCGCCAGCGCGAGACATAATATCATTTAAGATATTAGTTTTAGTAGAACGACCATTCATGATCCTCTTAGTCTCATCTGCTGTATATACATAATCTCCCTTATTTAAATAGGTGAGTTCTGCGCCATTCTTACCAACAAGATAAGCACGATCTCCAGATTTAATTAATTCAGCACCTTCCTCACCAACAAGAGAATATCCTGCTTTAGCTTCACCACCAGATGCTTTTGCATCATAAATATTGGTGAGAGTAGGGGAGATACCTTTTGTTTTATCTGTGGTTAACTGATTATTCTTTGTAATATAACTCTTACCACGTAAAATCTTTGATGTCTGTGCAGCTGTAAATACGTAACTTCCCTTAGAAAGTGGAACATCCTCACGACCTTTATTACCTACAGTGTAGAAGTGTCCTTCAGGAGTACGTACAAGCTCTTTACCAAGTTCTCCTGTAGTAGTAAGCTCGTCATTAGTTACGAGTCCACCATGAGCCTTCTTATGCTTACTAACAGTGACATTAATTTGAATATTTGTTTTAATATTCTTAGAGGCGTTAGCTACAGACTTTAAATCAGAAGCTGCTTTACTTGCACCCGGAGCGGATACTTTAGTTTTCTTTGATGGTGGAATTTTCTTTGCAGCGGAAACATGCGCATTAATTTGCTTTGCTGATTGTGTTGCACCCGGAGCAGAAACTTTAGTTTTCTTTGATGCAGGAATCTTTTTTAATGCACTTTTAACAGATCTTGCTTGCTTAGATGCACTTTCGCCACCAGTAACTTTAATATGCGCTTTCTTAGATTTAATACTCTTAAGAGCGGACTTAAGTGATGTAATCTTTTTCTTACCAGTTACATTAGCTGATACTTTAATTTTCTTTGTTTTCTTAAATTTGTTTAAAGTAGATTTAAGTTTTTTGAGAGGTGATTCTGCACCTTTTGTATCTGCTTTAATCTTTATCTTGCCAGCTTTACCTTTACCAAGACTTTTAATTTTAGCTTTAACTTTTCTTAAAGCAGAAGATAATGACTTTGTGTCGGCATCAACTTTTACTTTTGATTTGTTATCTTTTGACGATTTACTTGAACCTTTTTTAGTTGCACCATAAACTGCACTCATAGAAAAACCATCAAGTAACCAATCTTTGCCTTTACCTAATAGACCTTTCCCTTTTGAAGCTAGTTGATGAAGCCAGCCCTGTTTTATTTGTTTTGAAGAGGCTGTACCTGCTTTCATTGCTTCAAACAGTGAAGTTTCATTGGCAATTCCAGAACCTATTTTACCAAGAACAGATTTTCCCCCTCTAAAAGCTATATTCGCCCCTTTTGCTAATCGGCTAAAAGGATTTTCCCCTCTATCAGCTTTAAATGCTGATGATTTCCATGCTGGGAATAATGTTCCAAGTAAGTTTTTACCTGAATTAGACAATGCAGATAATGCATTTTTACCACGACTAGGTAATGCAGATAATGCATTTTTACCACGACTAGGTAATGCAGATAATGCATTTTTACCACGACTAGGTAATGTAGATAATGCATTTTTAGCACGACTAGGTAATGCAGATAATGCATTTTTAGCAATTGTAGATTGACGCCATAAAAAAGAAGATGCAAATGAATCTGCTAAACTGTTTTTTATGTTTTTAGCAGTTTTAGTTTTATTTGAATGTGGGAAAAGACCACCGCCTGATGGGAGTTTCCCAAGTCCTGTAAATGCATCTGAATTAGCTATAATTGTTGATTTACGCCACAAATCCGAGGATGCAAATGAATCTGCTAAACTGTTTTTTACATTTTTAGAGGTTTTACCTAATACTTTAGAAATTGGATCTTGATTTGTAGCTCCTTTATAATTAGGAATTACCTTGTTTCCCTTATAATGAACTTCTGGATGTTTATCAGTAGGAGCTAAAGGATTTAATATATGCTTGCCTTTTGTTCCACCATTGCTAGTGTCACCAGTTTTGAACCATTTATTAACTTTTTTATTTGCGCTTTCGATACTCTTTCCAACTTTGCCCCAATTAATTCCTTTGCCAACATTAGCATGACTAGTAGAAGTTCCGTTCAAGCTGTTCTGCAATGCAGATTTAGAAATAATATTTTTCTTACTTCCACGACCATTACCATTACTACTTGAACTACTGTGGCTGCCATGACTACTTGAACTTGAACTCGTATGACTTCCACGACTACTTGATCCACCATGACCACCACCAGAGCCAGAACTAGAGCCTCGACCGTCACCTGAACTTGAACTACCACGACTTCCGTGACCACCGCCTTTCCCGCCAGAGCCACTTCCAGAGCCTTTAGTTCCATTTTTATCTTGATGTTTTTTAGTATCTTTAGTATCTTTTGTATCTTTATCAGGGTGCTTCTTAGGATGCTTACTGTCATCATCTTTAGGGTCTTTTACTTTTTTGCCGTTTACATAGACGGATTTAGCAGAGATGTTAACCTTACTCTTTTTATTAGAATCGGGATCACCATAAGCCTTTTTAACGATACTCTTCATTTCTTTAGCAGAAAGATTAGAATCTGTTACGGTTTTACCATTTTCTTTTGTTTTACCATAATATCCAACATCTTTCCCTGTAGCAGCTTTAGTACCTTGCTTTAAAGACCTAATAGCCTGAATTGTTTCAGATTTAGTTAATCCTTTTGCTTTTCCCTCTCTTGCTAATTGAGCAATATTAAGTTCCATTGACTTAGCTTTAGCATCGGAGAACACAGGAGCAGTTTTATTTGTAGCACCATATCTACTCTTAGAATATCCAATTAAGTTCTTAGCATTATATTTGTTAGAGGCTTTACTTACATTGTCAGCAAGTTCTTTAAAGTTGAATCCCTTAAATGTCTTTCTAACTAAACTACGTTGTCCACCTTTTTTATACCATTGTAATGAATCAGTATAAAGATCAGTAGTATCAGCATAAGGATTTTTACTACTACCATTTGCTTTCAACCATTTCTTGTCGGCTTTTTTATTAGAGCCTTTCCATACGGTATTCTCCATTGAACCCGCAATCTTAGGAGCAACCTTATCTAATGCTTGCTTAGTATATGTAAGTGCCATTGGAGCATATCTTTGAAGATTATCTTCAAATAAGTTCATCAAATCTTTACTATATCCAATTGCATTGCCAACAGCACCAATATTTTTAGTATTTAATCCACTAACATGAATTCCACTGCTATCTTGCGTAATAGTAACTTGTCCACCTTTAGATTTTGCAGTAGCTTTTCCAATTGCAGATTTATTCTGATTCAGATATTGTAAGAAGGAATATGCACCACTTGCAGATTTAGCAGCGAACTTCTGCTCTTGCTGCATCATAGCTCTTGTCTTGGTATAGTCATAACCATTTCTAATAAGTTGCTTCTTAGTAAACATTGTCTCAGCAGCTGTCCAGAATTGATCTGTACCTTGCTTTGTATCAGCCGAATTTGTAAGAACAGTCTTAATTGTATCTTGGAAACTTTTAAGGCTTGCTCCATTATCATTAGCACCTTTAATGACTTTATTCATTGAATCAAGAACTGCCGGGGCAGAGTTAATATAATCCTGCCAACTTGACATTTTCTTTGTTACAGAATTAATAGTATTATTATATTTAGCCATTCCAGAGCTAGCTTTAGACTGAGCAATGGCAACTTTGTTCCAAGAATTAGCAAGAGTATCAATTTGGTTAGCAAGTTGTTTATCCTGACTAGAAACTCTTAATCCTTGCTTGTCATACTGTCTAACTTTATCTCTAAACTTCATCAAGGCTTCCATCTGTGCGGATGACCTTTTCATAAAATCTGTAAAGCCAAGTTTGCTATTTTTTGCTTTATATTCACGTAAATATTTTTCAACTTGAGAATATGCTTCTGTAATTCCAGCTAATCCAGTCGAACCGCCAACACCAGCAATACCATTGAAAGCAGCTTTATCGTCCCAAGTCATTCCAGAGCCTTTTGTTTTAACTTTAAAAGACCCTTCAACATTGCTTGCCTGAATCTGCTTTTGAACCTTTTGCTGTTGCTTGGCAAATTTAACTCTAGCTTGGTACATTTCAAGTGTAGATTGGTCAGCAGCATTAAGAGTACCGTGTCTTGCTCTTTGAGCTTTTAATTTATCTACATTTAATTGTGCTTTATCCTCGTCACGTTCGTATTCTTTTATTTTTTTTGTAGCTCCATCATATTTACGATTAATTGAATGAGCTGCATACGTTGCAATCCTTAATGCTCCGTAAGTAACTGCAGCTGCTATTGCTGCAATACCAGCAGGATTTTTAATAAATTTTATTAAATTTGGAAGAACTTTCTCTTTAAGTCCAGTTTTAAGATTCCCCGCAAGTATTCCCGCATTAAGTGCTAAATTGGCAGCATCAGATGCATTACCTTCTTTTAAACGTACAGCTTTTATCTCTTCTTGAGATAATTTGTCATACACATCTCCAAGCCTAACTCCGTTCCTAATATAATCTTTAGTCCTTGCGGTGTATCTGGCATTTAAAAATTCATCGGCATTTTTATAGCCCGCTGCAGCACCCTCTCTGCCAAGAGCAAATTGCTCTTTAGCCTTGCTGAATTTATTTTTTAAAGATGCGATAAGATCTCCGCTAAATAAAGTCTTATTAACACCATCCCAAATCTTTTGGAATCTGTTAACATCATTGCGGAGCATACTATTTTTATATTCGCTTTTATCTGTATAATTATGTAATCCAAACAAAGATTGAAATACAGCACTAGTCCAGCCCGCACCTTCCTTTGTCCTAAGATTCTTAAAGTTTTGGAATGCTTGTTTACCTCTAAGAAATCTGTTAATTCCAAACGCAGCAAGTAAACCGCCTGACAATCCACCGCCAATACCAGGAATATGTGAAATAGTAGAGAATAAAGTGGTAAACCCTTTAGTAAGATTTAATACACCTTTAATTACATTGCTGTTATAGAAGTGAATCCAGAAATCTGACAGATTAGTCTTAACAGACTGAATTTTTCCCGCAGAAGAATCCATCCATTTTTCATTGTTCTTCATGGCATTGCCATGTGCATTAGTAGCTTCAGTAGCTAACTTGGTAGATTGAGAATAGGTTTCAAGAATTGCTGACAATACGTTTGTCTGTCTTGTAGCAGCAATAGCAAATGAAATTTGTCTCTTCTGAGCATCAGTTAAAGACCCCCATCTCTGAGAAAGTTCACCAAGAATGGTATTAATATTTCTGAACTGACCATTCGGCTTATATACGTCAATTCCTACGTTGTTAAGTGCCTTAGATGCTTCTGAAAGGGTAGCATTATCTACTTCCCCAGAAGCTGACAACTTAGATGCCTTACCAATACGAGTAAGGATCGTTTTCATAGCGTTTCCGATTTCGCTACCATCCTGACGAGTACGAGCAGATACACTAGCTGTGATAGCCATCAACTGTTCGTATGACATTCCAGAATCCTTCGCAACAGCTCCAGCTTTCTGAACTGCGTCAGTCATGATTTGGATACCTTTGCCGTAGTCAATCGGAACATTGGCAGAAATCTTATCTAATGCATCAACAACATGCATTACATTCTTAGAGGTGTCCTTCATTCCAAACTGTTGGATAACACCCTGAATCTGGTCAGCTGCTGTCTGTGCGTCCTCACCACTTAAGTTAGCAAGGATACCAGTAGCTTTAGCTTTTCTGGAAATTGATGGGGTAGTCTCCTGCATATTAGAATAAATTTGGTATACACCAGTCATATTTTCTACAGAAGTACCAATCTTTTTAGCATCAGATACAGCAGATTGTCCTAACTGACTTAAACCTTTTTTGTTTAAGTTCATTGTATAGGAAATATTTGTAAGAGCCTTTTGGTATTGAGAGAAATCTTCAAATCCTTGCTTGAACTTATCCATGACAGCAGGAACTACAGTGTATGCACTAAAGTACATCTTAAAGAAGTCCCAGCTTGAACTAGCAAGATTCTTAAGAGCAGATTGCCTTTGCTCCATAGACTCATTATTAATCTTCATCTGACGGTTGTTAGTATCCATCGATGTAGAAATTTTATACAGATTGCCCGCTTGATCGGAATAAGTAGCATTTACAGATTTTGTATGCGTATTTACTTGTTCAGATTTAACATTAACATAATCTAATGCTTCAGCATATTCTCTGGTGGCTTTTACAAGCTCATCCATATTATTTACTGCAATGCCAGTGCTTACACCGCCCCCACCAGACATTAATGATTGAAGTTTTTCAACAGTAGGGGAGAGGCTTGCTATTTCAGATTTTAATCTTTCAATTTCCGCCTCTTTTTTGGCAAGAGCATCATCTCCAGTTACTCTTGCTCCAGTAAGCTGCATATTGTTTAATTCTTCTTGAGCGGTTTTTAATGAAGCAATCTTTTCGTGAAGAAGAGTAACTGTTTTGTCTAGACCGCCACCATATTTTTCTGAGATAACGTCTTTTCCAGTTGTACCAGACAATTCTGGAATTATTTCAGCACTTTTTCTTGCTTCTTCGATTCTCTTGTACATCTGCTCAATATTACGAGCATTAACTTCAAAGTTATTTGTACGCTGAGTTGCATTAATAGTTTCAAGACCACTATTGAATATCTTATCTAAATCTTCAAAATTATTGCTTAAAGATTTGGCGTTTAATCCCGTAGAATTGATATTTGCAGCCTGAACTAGATCACTTTTTATTTTGGCATATTTTTCCTTAAGTGTATTACCAAGTTTGCCAGCTCTTTCTAGTTTCTGTTCTTCTTTTTCAAGATAGGAGATAAGCTTATCTGCATAAGATTGAACATTATTTTTCAGACCTTCACCAGAGCCTTTAATAGCAGCACTTTGCACTTTGCCTAAACGCTCTTCAGAAATACCTGCATTTAATGCTTTCTCACGAAGTTTAGCTACTTCAGACTCTTTTGCTAAAGCACCTTCATAATATCCTTTGGTGAGGAAACTGTTTTTATCCTTTGCATAATTACTAGCATATCCTTTTTTAGCAGCTTCAGCTTCTCTGAGAGTATTGTAATATTCTTTAAGAATATCTCTCTGTTTTCTAATCTCATCCGTTTCCTTCCGAGCATCTAATGTGTGTTTTTCTCCGTTAAGTCCAGATAAGTTACGTGCCTTTTGATAAATTCTGTTCTGATCTGTAGTAAAGTATTTAGCATTTGCTTCTTGCTGAAGGGCAGCATTCTTAAGAACTTCCTTTGAAAGTTCAGCTCTCTTCCGAGCATCGGCAATTAACTTCTCCCAGTTCTGTGCTGTTCCTATACCTTTGTCTTGTTTAGACTGTCTTTCACGAAGCTTATCGTACTCGTTATAAGCTTTCTCGTGATTTTTAATAATCTTCTTTAAATCAGTAATGCCAGCCTTGGCTTTTGTCATAGCTTCTTTATCAGCCTTAGAATTCCAAGCATCTCTGACTTTGTTACGGGCAGAACTGCTTCCACGATAAGTTGTTTTTCTAGAAAAATCAAATCTTTTCTTGTCATTATCGGTTAATTTATCCCAATTGCTTATTAAATTGTCTTCTGCCGTTTTAGCTTTCTTTAATTCCTCTGATTGCTTTTTAACTGCCGTTTTGTATTCTAATGTATCAGTTTTACCTTGTTTAATAAAGCTAGCTTTCTGTTTAAGGTAAGAATCAGTATTCTTACTGGTTTGCTCTAATACACGAAGGTCAGCTTCTTTGGGAGTAATACGTTGTTCAGTAGTCCTGTTTATATTACCATTGCCATCAATATATTCTTTTCTTTTTCCATTTTCAGAATAGAAAGTTTGTGTTCCAGACACAACTAAATTTCCATCTTTATCTATTCCAACACTCACAGATTCTTCATTAGCAACTTTATCTGTATCCCTTTTTGCTTTATTATTGTTTTCATTTCTTGCTTTAGCAGCTTTCTTTTCCGCTTCATTGGCTTTCTCAGTAGCTTGTGCATCTTTCTCAGCGGCCTTTACATTTTCTTCGGCAGCTTTTGTATGCTCTTTATGGGCTTCTGTTGAATTCTTTAAATCTCCAGCGTCTTGTTTTGTTTCTTCTGAAGTAGTATCTTTTTTATTTGATGAGCGTTTTTCTTTCTTTTCAGATGTAGTAGGGGGTTCTGACTCAGATGTCTTTCTTAATTGCTCGCCCCGCAATTGAGCAAACATATTCAGCTGTTCTTCTTCACTTTGCTCATCTTTCTTTGTCTTGTTTCCTTTAGACTTGTTTTCAGCAGTTTGCTTTCTTTCTTTAGCAACCGCTTTTCTTTCGTTGTTGTTTTTAATTTCCGCTTTATCAGCTTCAGTTTCAGCTTGGTCGGCTTCTTTTTTAGATTTTGTTGCTTGTTTTGCTATATCTTTAGCTTTATTGGAAGTTTCTTGAGGTTCAGTTTGTTCTTTAGTTTTTTTGCCTTGCTGATTTTTTATTTCTAACCAAAAATCTTGAAATAAAGAATCACCAATTCCCTGAACTCCTTCGCTTGCTTCTAATTTTCTGGCGAGCAAAAATGGATCAAAATAATCCATTGGTGCATTAAACTTTTTAAAAGAATTTTCTAATATATCGTAATATATAGGGGATTCAGAGATAAGTCTTTGCAAATAACTTTCACCTCTAAGCTTCTCTGAAAATGTCATTACAGAATTACGTTCTGCTTTATATTTATCCCATAAGTCATTATCTGTTTTAAATGAATCGCCATATTTTTTAGTATATTTATCTTTTATTTTATTTTGTTCAATTAATTTGTCAACAAAGCCAACAATAAATTCTGCATTATTCTGACCAGTACCTAAATATCTTTTTTCTCCACTTAATATTTTATCAGTGAACTTTACACTTTTATTGTTACTATTTTTATGTTTGCCATAAAGATCAAATAAAAGACTTCCACTGGTAAGTGTAGAGTCAGGAACACCATATTTATAACTATATGTACCGTTAACTTTATCTATTGCATCTTGATTTACAATTTTTATTTTAGCATCATTAGAGCCATTATTATTAACAGCATCTTCATATGCTTTAGTAATAATTTCTCCATTTTCTTTACTTACTTCTTCTATTTTACTAGCTTGTTTTTTTAAATTCCTTTTTACACCTTTTTTAATAACACCCGTAAGGGAATTCATAAGGTTGTCAATTACAGTACCAAATTCTGAATCGGCAATTTGCGCATATAATTTTTTATTTCCATATGCTCTTTTATCCTCTGGAGTAAGAAAATCTTTAACAGAAGGAAATAAATTAGCCATTTCACTTCTAACCTTTTTCCGTTCTATCTCATCTCTAGCATATATTTGTCCTTCTTGTAAAGATAACGTTTTTCTACGATTCTTATCTCCTATAGAGCCTGTTAACTGTTTATCTCTAATTGACAACGCAGCAAATTGATCTAACTGTTTACCAAGCTGTGCTTTTTCTTTATTTGTTAATTCACGACCTAATTTATTTTGAGCATTTTCATAAAGTTCTTTTCTTTTAGCTAAGTAATCAGAACTCGTAACACCATCAATGGTCATAGCTTTAATAGCACTATCTGCACTACCCATGCCACGTGCAATAGCATCTTTTAAGGTATTTCCCATACTAGCTGTAGAACTGCTAACTGTTGATGCTACATTTTTTAATGCATTGGCAATTGCATTCCCAGCTTCATCAATATTTTTTGCCGCTGCAGAAGCCTCTTTACCAAAAGCTGATCCCCAACTTTCAGTTTGTGTATTTATTTTGGTAGCAGACCCGGATGCTTTACCCGTGCCCATAACTTTTGCACTTAATACACCTTCTCTTAATACAGTTTCATTATCCGCAATATTCGCAGTAAATTCAGATTCGACCTTTTCTTGCGCATTAGTTGCCCCTTCTTCGCTTAATCCAAGTGCTTTATTAATTGCCTCTAAATTACGTTTTAAGCCTTCTTCTCTTACTACTTCATCTTTATCCCCCGCAGATTTTCCTGAAAAATGCTGTCCTTTAAGTGCCATAATATCCTCCTTAAAATTCAATCCATATTATAATAAATTGCATAATATTTATTTGCTCTTTCTTTTATTATTTCTCCAAAATTATTTTGTATAGATTCCATTGTCCCATATATTGTATTTGATATATAAGCTCCCAATATAGAGCTTGAATATGAGAAAGACCACGTTTGTGGATACCCGCCATTTCTTGAATGCGGGCCAAGTGCTCTCCATCCGTTTTTTACAATAAATTCAGTTTCTACTACACCGGGGATTCTTGGATATCCACCACCACCCGGATATGAAACATCAATATTCGTATTAATTCCACTACCAGAAATAGACACACTAATACTTCCCATTTGACTTCCAGTTCTTTTATATACTCTTGGAGAATACTGAGCGTAATATTCCGTTAAGCCAGTTCTAACCATATTCATTATATCTCTATAAATATCATACATCGCTCTTTCAACTGCTTTTTCCCATGCAGCCTCTGATTTAGCCCATGCTTTTTTAGCTATATCTGGCAATTTATTATATAATTTAGAGTCATTAGCAAATATTTTTTCAAAATATTTTAACATTACATCGGTAGACGATTCAATTTCAAATTTTTGAGTATATTGAACTATAACCCCTCTAGGAATTTTAGGACTATACATTTCTATATACTTATTTACCTTTTGAAGATGTTCGTTTTTATATTTTTTAGTTAAAGTATATTCATGTTTAGCGTCCCCTAGATAAAACCTATTAAGATTATCATTTAATATTTCATTCGATGTATAATCTTTATTCTGATTGAGTTTTGAAGGTTTTACATATTTTGTTCCCATAACGCCCTCCTAACTTCTATATAAAAAAGAAGGGCAGGTGAGAACCTACCCTTTAAACTACTTTTCTTCTGTCGTTTCTTCTGTAGTTGCTACTTCTTCTTTATCATCTGTATTATCATCCTCATCGGATTCGGAAGTTTTACTACTTTCTTTTTCATCTTTATTTTCATTTACATACTCAACGAACGATTCTTTAATAGAATCAAGCACAGAAATTACCTGTTCTGGATTTGCAGAAAGAACTGCATCTAAAATACCAAGTAAATTCTCTCCAAATCCTTTAATATTATCTAATGTCCTGTAATAAACTGCTTCTGGTGTATTATGCTCATCGTAGAAATTAGCTTTAATAGCTTTAGCAACGTCATCCAGCTCCTGAATCTCACTATCATCAATATAATCAATCAGTGCATCAATAAGACCACGTTCATTCAAAAGATCATACACATCAAATAGAGTAGCTTCTGTACCATTATCTTTTGTAAAGCTAAGACTCAGCTTAGTGTACAGAACTACAACAGCCATTCTCATTTCAAACCGATACATAAATTCATCAATTCTCTGTGTATGATCATCTTCTGTAATAGCAGACTCAAGAAGGGAAGAAAGCAGTTCATGCTTATACTGAATTGGAACATATTCTCTTTCAATAATCTCATCCATCAGTTCATTATAAGTGTCACTCAGCTTTTCTTTTTCTTCATCTGTAGTCTCAGGATCATTCCAAGCATTCATGATCATTTCAACTTTCTTACAGAATACTTCTACTGGGTACTTATCTTCATCTACTTCTGGTTCTGCAATATCACTCTCAACTACCTCGTCAGCTACTTCTTTACTTTCCATATCTTCTACGTGCATATCTTTATTTTCTTCCATATCATTATTCTCCTGCCCAACTGCCTTAACTTCTTCATCAACTGCGTTTACATTCATATTCTTCTCTTCCATAATTACTGCCCCTTACTATCCTTTGGATTAAACTTTTCACATACTGGCTCATCGCCATTCATATCGATTTCTTCACAGATTCTGCATTCAAATGCTTTTCTAAGCAGACTGCAATTACGCATATATCTCTTGCATTTTCTACAGTTATGTTCAAACTTTTCAGCAGATTCCTTAGACTCAAAGATCCCATAATACTCAACAGGATGAATTGTTAATTCAATTCTAGGATTCTGCGTATCATAATAAATTCTCTGTGGTCTGAACAAAATACCGCTATCATCATCCCAAACTACCCCTGATTCAGTAATAGCATCTGAGAGGATTTTGTCACAGTTAGCAGCGTCCATATTGGTTTTAGGCATATAAAAAACGCCATCCATATATAGATGACGATACTTATTATTTACCTTATCCCAACCTTGTTTCTTAACTTCTTTTCTTATATAATGAATGAATTCCAACTTGTACTTTTTAGCCTCTGGCGTAACATACGTCATTGGAATACTTTTATTTCCTTTTTTAACTATTCTAATCCCCATATAATGATTTACCGTCTTTGGGATAGGGGATGTCAGGTGTAATACTGGTCTGTCTAAATCTAGTATCAAACAATCACTCCATTCATAAATCACTTCAGTTGCTCTAAGTTTCAAACTAATGTAAATAGTTAAGTTTATTTAAGCTCATAATTGCACCATTTCTCATAAGCCTGTTTGCTGTCTTCTCTCTTAACAATTCCTACGAGAATAGGTACATTTGTTTTAAAATCTCTGCTTGCGTAAATATCCTGAAGTTCAACCCCATATGCCATGTACGCAGCAAGCTGTTTCATATTGACCAAACGAATACAATCAGAGGGGCAATATGTTTTACCAGTCGTTTCACTTGTAATCGATTCTTTCATATAAATTCTCCATTTTATCCAACATAACTTAAACTTAAAATGCGTAAAAAAAGAGCTATGCAAAATCTGAATAGGATATTTGCATAGCTCTATATTTTGGAATCAAATATTTTACGCATAAAGTCTAATTAAAAATCACTATTCATTATTTCTTATCTGCTTCTTTTGAATCCAGACTTGTAAAGGAAGGAAGAATCTCTTCCATTCACATATTTGTTGGAAGATACATTAGACTTATTTGATGTTGCTTTCGTACCAGTAACATCAATAGTTTCTGTTACATCTTCAGTCTTTGCTTCTTTAGAAGCTGTTTCTTTTTTTACTTCTGGCTCTTCAACTTTAGTTTCTACTTCAGAAGTTTCTTCTTTCTCTTCATGCTTATCTACTTCTTTCTTAGAAGGGGCAGTAGCAATCTCCATAATTTCTTCATAAGCTCTCTGCATAGTAGGCTTTAAAGTAATAGAGTCAAGATTGCATTTGGAAAGCATAGAAACAATTTCTTCATTGGATCTTGTACCAACCATATGTGCACTTAATGCTTCGTAAATATGCTTGCAATTCTCATCATGAAACAGTGCTTTCCAGAGGTCAGTTTTCTCCTCTGTAGGAGCACCGCATGTATCGCAATACTCATATTTTTCTCCGCATACAATACACTCCCTGTTTACTCTCTTCATTAATAAACTCCCTGTTTAAGTAGAATAGGGAAGAGATAGCTCTCTCCCCTAAACATATTACTTATTTAGTTACATGTTTTTAGTAATACTAGGATTACTCTTCCTCAGTATCGTCTTCAGCCATGTAAATCTCGTACAGAGTCTTCTCGTCAGAGCAGTAGTCAACCTGAAGGTCGCCCTTGTAAGCCAGCTGTGCATCTGTCTTCATCTCAACTGTAGTCTCCGGGGAAACTTGGAAGGACGGAAGTACGATGTAAGCTGCTCTCAGAGTACCAGCATCGCACGGGTCAATGCACAGGCACTTCAGAGTCAGTCTGATTGTGCTCGGATACTTATCTGCACGGTTCTTAACTGCAACTGCATTGTTGGACAGAACTCTGTCGTACTTAATTACGAAACGTGTAGCTCCATCCTTCTTGTCCTGATCAGACAGAGTAGGCAGAGTCAGCTTGCCCTCGGAGAACTGGAATCCACCATCACCAAGCTTGTACTTTGTCAGCATTGTTCCGTTTCCTGCAACAGAAGCAACCTTCAGAGACTTCAGTACAACATCAGAGTTAGCTGTGGAATCTGGCAGAGTGATCGGTGCAGCCGTTCCTGTCGGAACTTTTACATACATGATCTTCGGAACTGTCATCTTCTTTGTATCAGATGCAACTTCCTTACCAGAACCAGTAGTAGCTCCCAGAATGTTGAAGTCGATCAGGGCAGAGTTAGCTGTGAATGTACCAGTCTTTCCCTTATAGAACTTTCTGATCAGAACTCCGTTAGCATCCTTTGCTTCTGTGGACTCGGCGTTAATCTCAATCTGTGGCTCGGACAGCTGTGTCAGAGTGTACAGGAAATTATGCTCAGGTGTTGTGTCTTCAGCAATAGCCATCTGGACACGATCGATTACGATATTATCAATCTTAAAGCTCATAGTTTTCCTCCTTTGTTAAAGAATTTGTTTTGCTTAGAAAGCAAGAATATTTTGTAAATTATATATAGAAAATCAGACTAGTCACCAGAATACATATCCTGTGTCCAGTCTGTTTCTTTCTGTATATTCATTCCTTTCGTGTCTACAAACCCGCTGTAAATGCCCTTCATAACAGAAGTACATTGTTCATACAGTCTAAGTCTGTTTACACTATCCAAGAACTCAACGATACCAACATCGATAAGTTCATTTTTTTTATACTTAAAGCCCGGATGGTTAACTGCACTTGAAATCAAGCGAAACAAAACACCACTATCTCTTTTTTCAGGGTGCATTCGCTCTAACCGTTCTTGAGCAGCTTTATCCATGCGATCACCCTCTATAATAAATTCTTTTGTGGTTTTACCTTTCGCTCTTTCAACCTTTGGATGTATGTTAAACATAAACCTTAAATAATCTACAATCTGTAAATAAACCAATTCATCTATTTGGATAGAAATATCTGGCAGATAAACCATTACTAGATCATCACTATTTTCTTTAGTAGTTAATTTAAACTTTTGGAAATCAAGATCACCAAATAGAATTTCAGTCTGCTTCTGCTCCCATTGTGGGGCAACCATAGTAAATAATTGAAACTCAGTAATTTTGTTCCAATCAATTCCAAGATCCCAAAGCTCAAGCCTTAAAGAAGTTGGATTGGCGCACAGCGCAGCTGTCATTCTAAAAAAATCCTTTTCACCATACTGTGTGATTTCACCAATAGTAGGCTGATGAATAGCAATTTTATCTGTCACATGATAATCAGACGTATTCATATACATCTGAAGCATGTCGTATTCAAATAGTGATTGCGATTCTGGAGCAGAAGGGTTAGCATTACTTGTATTACTTATTTCATTTAAAACATCTAACATTAAACAACTCCACTATTATTGATACTATCATAAGTATCATTCGTTGCTGTCATGTTCAGAATAATATCTCTATAGTAATAGCCACTCTCCAGAAGTTTACCTTCGTTACAAATTGTATGAACAGAAAGACCAAACTTATTAGTCCAGTTAAATTTATTGCGGATCAGTAAAGCAAGCAAATCCTGTCTTCTGATTCCGTATTTAGTCTTGCTTTCTTCTTTATAAGAAACTGTCCTAAATGTAATGTTTCTAGTCATTCTGCTTGTATTGAAATCAGGAATTTCAACATCATCTACTTCAAATCCAATATATGTTTTTACATCACTCGCAATATCTGGAATACGTAAAAAATTGAATACATTAGTATCAATATATACATCACCATTATGCTGTTTATCTAACTTTGGATCGTTCATATATTTAGGATCATACAAGGTAGGTACATACTTCTCTAATTCAGTGTTGTGCAGTGTTCTTAAAATATCACCATCGCTGGTAAGCATTTTCATAATTTTGTATTTAATGTTAGTGATCTCGTCAAAATTCCCTTCAGGATGTAATGAAGAAGAATTCTTTACATACGCATCCATAGTAGGGGACAGGACTACATCACATGTTTTCTCCTTGAACTCCATGATTAATTAACAACCTCCAACTCTACGCTGTCAGAAAGCTTTCCATTTTGATCTTTAATTGATACCTTCAACACATATCCTGCCATAACATAGTTAATTGCTCGGACGGATAATGTATTGTCACTCAATGTAATATCGAAATATTCTTTTAATTCGCCATCCTTAAATGGGTATTCATTTCCATCAATGTATATATGCCATTCTGGTGATACCGCATCTTTATTAGCGTTTGTTGCTTTGATAATTACAGGTTGAGCATTAATGTATAATTTATCTCCAACATCAGATAATTTCCAACCGCTATCAATATTAGTTTCTTTTGATTCATCTTTTCTATATGTATCTGCTGAGTCTTGTGTGCTATCACGTAAAACATCGCAAATTTGATGATAATCTCCACCATATAAATCATCAAAAGTAGGTAGCATGGAAGCATCAATATATGATTTGTATTGCTTTAAGTCTTCCGAACTTCCATTAAAATCTTTATGTGGCTCTCTTAAGCACTGTGATAAAACAAATTTTGTAATACCAAAAGGAGCGGTATCAAATATCTTTGTCACTTTAAATGTGCGTGGATGCAATGGATTATCACCAAGCATGAATCTTAAATTATAATCTATTGTTCTTGTAATATCAGTAGTTGGAACAACAAAATAAATCTGTTGAGCCATTGTCTCTGTCAGCGTATCTCTCCACACAGTAGAGTTTTCGTTACTCGAATCTCTTAAAATCCCAAGTGTATGATAATAGGTTTTTTTATATGATCTTGGATCTTCTGATACCACCCATTCAAACTCCCAATTGCATCGGAGTCCTACATATCTATCAAATGAGCGTCTTTCATCTTTACCATAAATTATCCATTTACATACATGTGATCTGTCTTCTGGATCAGCAACATCAATATAGAAACCAGTCCTCTCTCTTCCATCAGGGTATTTAAATTCCTGTTCTGGATGAAAGCCCGGTCTGAATTGAAACAGATAGTCAACAACGTCCTGAGATGGATCGTAACTTTTATTTTTCTGAATCTTAAAATCTACTTCCCTTAATGGTTCTAACATCTGATTATACAACATACCAACATGCCAGTTAGGGTCATTGGTAAATGTTGCATTCTCAATAATATTAGCGTTGGAAATAAATCTACTTGCCAGATTATAATCATTGGTTGAAGGTATGATCTTCTTTTGCATTCTGCGAATAAATACATCCTGCATAATATATCACCACCATTATTCAGCCTGATCTACTTCTGGTAACTTATCAATAAGATCGTGTGTATCTAAAATTAAGCTTCGATATAATTTATGAGAGTAATCTTCTTTCTTGCTCTCAAGTCTGGCAGACTCTACAAGATTCATAATCTCAACCATTACATCAGGGTGGTTGACTAATTCGTCATAACCATCAAGCTTACTCTGTACAATGTTAAAATAATTATCTAAATTGTTGCTCTTCTGTTCTTTATAAATAAGAAGCCAATGCACAAGGCTGTGCAGTTTCTTCTTATAATCGTGAACTTGCTCTTGCGTGTATTCTCCGTATTTATATTGCATTTACTACTCCTCCTGCAGATATGTGTTATTTTTAAACCCATACTCTGCAATCATCCGTCTAACTTCCTGTCTGTAACTTTGTCTTGCGTTTTTCAACGCTGCTAAGTGGTCTTTCTGGTTTGTAAATTTTTCTTCCTTCGTACCAACAAAGAGAAGAATATGTTCTAACGAATTGATCTTGCGATCATACCATGCAATGACCATATACCTAGCAATGACTTCAATTTCACCAACGGACAGTGTGTTATTAAAAATGCTTTTTACGGAATCTCTGTCGTGAATGTCATGTATAATCTTGACACCCTCGATTTCCATTTCCCCAAGAGCCGAATCAAGCCATGTGTTTAGTTCGAGCATCTGATCATTTTCTGAAAGCTGTGGGAGGTCTGAGTCTTCAATCTTAGACAAGAATACATTAAAAATCTGTGTGTATTTTGTCATATGAAACCTCCTTTAACCAATTAAGCATTTCAGGTCAGTTCCACAAACTCTGTCAAAAATACGCACCTTATTAATTGAATCGAATGTTCCATCAGTCAGCCCTGTAGAGATAGCAGACTGGATGGCCTTAATAAATCCATCAGGCAGATTACCAAGTGCCTTTTCAAATCTGTCATTAGGCAGATTCAGGATTTCAACAGCATCCTTATAAGTCAGCTCATCATAAAGCTTCTTTAATCTGCTCCACTCAGGCTGTTCAAGAAACTCTTCATCTTCAATCATAAACATTGGATCGAACAAGAATCTGGAACGAGTCGATCTGAGGGTCTTTAAATCCTTAACAGAGATTTCGCATGTATCTCCATAGTTGTAGAAAATATATACATCATCAAATGACTTTCCAGAGACAATCAGCTTACCAAATGTAACAGAACGACAAGTAATAAGATCACTGTCATTACTCTGTTTGTGCGTTTTCTCCATAGCTGCCTCGACACCAGCTGCAACACCAGATGCAACCGCAGAAGTCACATCCTTTGCAGAGATAGTAGGCTCTTTTTCTTCAACCTTTTCTACCTTTTTAACTGGAGTTGTCTTAGCCTTGGCTGTTGTAGCTGTCTTCTTGACAGTAGCAGCCTTTGTGGACGTAGCCTTAGTTGTTTTCTTATTTCCAACTGTTGCCATTAATAAACTCCTTTTCTTCATGTATTAAAATAGAGTAGGGGCAGTAAAATGCCCTTACTCTATTTATTTCAAATATTCTAACTATATAACTATCAATTAAGCTGTGATAGTATAGCTACCGATCTTAGTATTCATAACAGTAGCGATACCCATCTTCTGCTGATACTCATAGGTCATAGTCATATCCATGTTCGTTGCAGAATCCTGAACCTGATAAATCTGAGCATCACCCTCATCAAATACCTTGATGAACTTGTTGTCTCCAGACGGAATAATGAGCAGAACGTCGTCCTTTGCAACCTTAGTTGTGTAAGTTCTGTCCTTAAATCCTTGCTTAATCTCAAGCAGAGGAATTCCTTCCCAAAGTCCCAGAGCACCCGTCTGATGTCTTTCCTGCTTCATCTCGTTGGAAATCCACTCAGCTGGTACGATCTTACTCAGCTTGGACAGAGCAACCTTCGTTCCTACGATTGTTGCCTGTTCCTGTGTAGCCATCTCAACGTTCTCAACAACCTCGATCAGATGATCAACTGTAGTTGTATCAAGTTTACCTGTTGCTGTGAATGTGGATGCCGGGGTAACAGCTGCAGCCGCATCAATTGTAGCCTTATACAGCATGTCATTCATCATCCTGTCATATGCATCATAAATCTTCTGAACGAAAGAAGCCCAGTCAATTCTTCCTGTCATGAACAGCTCAAACTCTGTGTAGATCTTTACCCCGTACCAGTTAGTCTTAACAGAGAACGAACTTCCTTCACCGAGCCTCTGACGGATAATGTCATGGTGTCCACCGGACAGCTTTGCTACAGACAGGATAGTGTCATCCTCTACATAGAACTCGTTCGTGTCACCCAGTGCACCATTTCTATACTCAACAAAAGCATCGAAGAACGGATTCTCAGCCCAACCAACTCTCATCAGCTGCGGAACAACCTCTTCGATTACTTCATATACAGAAATAGCATTTCTTCTGATGGCATTTCTCAGTTCTCTAGCAGAAGAATTCTCATTAACACCCAGAATGTTCTGGAAAATCTCTCTGATCTTTCCGTCTGCTTTTTTCGGAGAAACACCCTTCAGGGAGTTAACACCAGCATCAAACATCAGTCTCTTTGTATCTTCAAAGCCATAGTCTTCGATTACGGCATTTGTATTCGGATTACTAAATCTCATAATAGGCATATTATAAACCTCCTCTCACTTGATCAATTAATTACGCATTAGCCTGCTTCAGAAGAGTAGTTGTAACCTTAACCTTGTCACCCTTCTTAACAGCTCCTTCGAAACCTTCAGCAGACAGCTCGAAAACATCACCCTTGTACAGTTCATAAGCTCTCATGATGTCTCCCTTTGCGTTGAAGAAGTTAGACTCAGCTGTCATCTGAGATGTATAATCCTCATAGATCAGCGGGGAAGTCAGGATCAGCAGAGCATCTCCCGGAGTAACAACCTCAACATAATAGTTGCCATTAGCAGCAATATCAATGATCTTTCCCTCAAATGCTGTTGCAGCAGCACCAGCCTTGTATGTCTGGTTCTCTACATAGTCACCCTTGGTAATCAGAGTGCCGTTATCATAGTTCTTATCTGCAACGATGTCATAAATATGGCCAGCAGTCGTAGCCTTCAATCTGGAACTACCAGCGATTGCATGCTTTGTAAAATTCAGAAAATTTGTAGCCATTTACATTTCCTCCTTTAAATTATTTATCTTAATATTGTGTAAATTTCTATTCCTCAAACAGATTGCCATAAGGATTCTTATGTTCAACCGTGTTGTTTGGATTCAAGAAAGCATATCTCGTACTCGTCTTCTGTGGTTCTTTCTTATGAGCAGAAAAAGATCCTGCTTCTTTTACGCACTTAGCAAAAGCAAGTTCTGCCTTTTCTTTAAGCTCATCAAGAGTAAACTCATCCATCTTCTCATGAAGCGTCTTAAACTCTTCTGTATCAGCAAATTGTTCATAAGCCTCGTCAGCGAGTACAGCCTCCTTGTTAGCCTTATCTTCAGCATCTTTATATTTCTGAAGATCCGTAGATACTTCTTCAAAACGACTCTGAAGTGTATCGAGTGCAGTCTTCTGATCAGCAGTCAGCCACTCAGGGAATACCTCAACTCTGTTTTCACCAATAGTTACATTGTCACCATCAACAGAGTAGGATACCTTGTAATGTCTGTCACTGTTGTAGTCGCACATAATGAAATATGTCTCATAGACTTCAGTTGGAATGCAATACTCGTCAGCATTATCAACTGGATTACGATACTGCTCAGTCAGCTGATAAATGATGCCCCAAATTTCGTCCATGCGAACTTCGTATACATCTCTCTTTCTACCGCCACCACACTTCTTCTCGGAAGAATCTGGCTCTGCCTTTGGCTCTTCATTCTTGGAGAACTCATCATCAGGATTGTCAAGATCATCGTCTTCGTCATCCTCATCCTCATCCTCATCTTCGTCAGAATCGTCATCATCATCGTCATCGTCTTCTTCTTCGATAGTCGTTTCTGTAGTCTCCTCGATTTCTTCATCATCGTCATCGAAGTCATCATCTACGTCATCGTCATCATCGTCAATATCAATGTCGAATTCGTCTTTAAACTTCTTCTTAAGCTCTTCGTCAGATAACTCAGAATAATCGAAAGTAAGATCTTCTACAGTCTTGCCGTACTTCTTTAAAAGTTCCTCTAACACTCTATCGTCCTCCTTTCTTTCATTCTCAGATGCAGGATTATTAATTGGTTTATGAGCAAACATACTGTTATTCTGTTCACTAAAATCTACAATGTCTGCTCTTGAGCCTTCCATCCCTTCAAGGATTTCGTTTCCTGCATCATCTGATCCGAGCAATGTAGATCCACTAAAATAAAAGTCCTGAATTTCAACACATTTCTCTTTTGCATTATAAGCAAAGGAATTAATAATGATCTCACAGGAATTCTTAGTGCCATGTTTTTCTCTAATAATATCGGCTGCCTTAGAGTACTCCTCATAAATAACAGCATGAGCAACTAGATAGGTTTTATCATGCTCTGGATCGTATTCTAAAGTCGGCTCATCTTCTGTGAAATTTCCAACAGGATATTCAAGGTATTCAACCTCGTTATCACCGTCTTCATTTTCAACAATCTCAATGTTATGACCATAGAAATCATAACTGCCATCATCTAACTGATGAATATATCCCAATACTGGGCGATTCTTAATAGATGACATTGCTTTTTTAACTGCGTCTTCGGAAATATAAGATTGATTTCTATTCTTTCCAATATGCATAACTTTAACTTTAATATCTAAAAGACCATCACGATCATTAGAATCTTCTACTTCAAAAGTAGATGGAACTTGCAATGCCAATCTGTATCCAGAATCCTTAAATGAGAAAGATTTCAAATGGCTTGTTTCACAGAAGTTGACTAAATCGTCAAAAGTCAATAACTTCTTAATTTTTGCCATAATAAAAAACTCCTTACTTAAAAGAAAGCCTTGTTGGAGTAGGCAAAGCTCATCTTATCATCCTGAGAGAACGTATCCATGTCAAATGCTGAACATGTATTAGTCAGCACATAATACTCAGTCTTTCCAGAATTGAACTTCGATACCAAACAAGAACCCGCTTTCAAAAGTCGTTCTAACGTATACTCGTTGGCAGCAATAATGAAATTACTGTCACGTTTATTTAACTTCGTATCCATCTGAATCCTTCTTTCTAGCTTTGATCTCTCTTGTCTCTAGAAGCTTCACCTTCATCTGTTAATGCTGTATCATCCTTGGTAGGCGCACCTTCAGAACCATCACTGGCAGTAGGATCTGTCTTCTTATTGGAATCAGGATCGTTACTTAAGTTGCCAGTGTTCATTGTATTACTGCTCTGAAGTGGAACGAATTTACTACTCAGTCCAAGGCAGTCTTCCTCAAGATAATTCAGACTGATTGTTTCAAGCTCTGACAATCCATTCAGAGAATTGATAATCAGCTTGTTTGGAAGACCATAAGTTGCATCCTTCAGGAGAGATGTCTTAAAGTCATTCACTGTGTATCTTGTTATTTCCAAGAACTTAACCTTAGAAGGATTTGAGATGTAGCAAGCTAAGAATCTGTTAATCCATGATTCTGTCTGTGGAAGGAGAGAAGACAAAGCAAATTCCTCATCCGATCTGATAGCACCATTCCAAGCTGTTGTTCCACTAATAGTAGAAGAGTTCAAAACTTGTGCGCCACCAGATGTATTAAATACAGCCTTTGTAGCATTCTCAACTTTATTTACATCAGTAGTCTGATCGTTATCAAATGAAATTGTATCTAACTTAAGAGGAGAGAGCACAGCTTCTGTATAGTCAGGGAGCTGATCTTTCAGCCTGTTGAAGTATTCAATCGCAGTATACGGGTCTACGGTAAAGTCATCTCTTTCAGCAGATCCTGTAATCGTATCCATTTGAGCAACAATCATTTTATAAATCTGCTGTTCATCTGCAATCGCTGTAATGTCAACAAGATCCTCTAAGTTAATTAAAGAGTTAAACAATGCAATGTAAGGTGGAATAGGGGTTTCCCAGTCATCAATATTCTGTTTTAAACATACGCAGTATTGATCTGGCATCTGCACCCACTTGTTATTTACAGTATCTTTCTGATACTCTTTATACATTGATTGAAACGGCTCACCCCAAAGTTCAAGAATATCCTGTCTTGAATCAAAATATGACATGTCCATATCAAATGCCAAGTCACCAGTAGGGTAGATACCAATAGTTTTACAATAATCTGGGTCTAATGGCAGAATAAAGAATTCATTGTTCGCCTTATCAAAGTAGGCACATCCAAAGAATACATCTTCCGTCCAACAGGTGATATAAACCTTGTAAAACTCCAAAGGGAGATTCATTACTTCAAGACATTCAAGAGTATTGTAATAACTCTTAATTGTCTTCTTTTTATTAGTAGAGCGATCCATCTTATTAATATCTACAAGAGGGATTACGCTTCTGTAATTCAGATTAATCATTGAAGCATTGTATGTGATTAATCTTCTATAAGCCTGAGAACGATATCTCAAGTATCTGCTCAGATTCCTAAGATTCTTATAGTTTCTGATAGGGTTCTTCAGATATGTTCTCAGCTTTGTCTTACTAAACGTAGTAGCAGAAGCAGTTCTTTCCTTAGAAGGAATACCAAGTTGCTTAAGTGCTTCGGCATTCTTGAAACGCTCGATTTCTTTAGAATTCTTCTGATACCAATTTCTCAACTGGGTAACAGAGAGTTGACGCTTTTCATCTTTTTCCTTCTGCTTGATCTCTTTTTCGCTTTCAACAATAGTCTTATTGAAATTCTGCTTCGGTAATTCAAAATCAGGTTTCTCAATGTTGTTTTTAGCGTTTTTATTCTGCTTAGAATGTGACTTCGAACCTTTGCTGTATGATTGAGTCTTCTTCTTTTTATATTTTGAATTAGACCGTCTACGCTTATTCTGAGTATTATTGTTTGAGACTTCTGGCATACAAAACCTCCTTTCTAAAATTAATCCCTAGATAAAGGAAGACTAGAATATGCCAGTTTTCCTCGTTGCTTTCTTTGCCTGAGAAGCAAATAACTTTGCTAATCCAGACGTTTGTTTTTCTCGTTTATGTGAGTTAAGATAGTCTTGTTTACGTGCTTTATCTAACGAATAGCCCAAAAGAGCTAGAGTGTACGATCTGTCGTCCGCTTTTGTTATCTCCGACTTCTATAAATGTTAGGTTATATCGGAAGTTCAGACTGTCGCATTCTCATGTAATATCCTATGAGATTTAATCACTCAGTCGTTCACGCTGCCATTACGCTTGCGCCCTGTCTGCCACCTCTGGCATTCCAAGTCAATCAGATTAAATTTCCTAATGTGGTTTATGGATTATGCCACATCTGCACAACGATGTTTATGCAGTTTATTCCTTTTCTCAGCACATAACTCAAACGAATCTCTATTCTCTCGCTTGATTCTGACCATATTAACAAGCTCTTCTTTCAGAGCATCTATATTTTCCAACGCTAATTCATCTTGCCAAGAAAGCTTTTCCATCTTGGTTTCAACGCAGGATACCTGAAGTAAACGCCTGTTTAACTCATCCTGTTTTTCATCCTCTGAGATATTCTCCTTCTCAAGATCCTTTAGTATCTTCTTTTTCTCTCTATTAAGAATTTTCTCATTTGTATTAATGAGAGTAAGATAGCCTTTGTTATCATACGTAGCAGTAAAACTGATTTTATCCTGATTCAACATTTCAATTGTTGCTTCATAGATGATAGATTTAAACTTCGATGGGGGAATCAGATGTACTTTATCTACGGCATTAGGGAACTTGCGAACATAATCAGCGGAGTATTCTTTATCAATCAATCCTCTGTGTGTTTCACCTTTCTCATCTTCCCAATCTGCCATCAGATAGTCTGCAATATTAACTCCCGATCCACCAGCTCCTGCATCAATGTAAATACCTTCAATGTTACTGTATTTATCATCTCCACCCATGTTATAATCCAGAATCAGTTGTTTTAAATATTTAATCTGATCTGGAGTCTGCATAGGTGTATGATTCTTCTTACCAATGTCGGCAAGGGTAACACAATTAAGCAATCTCAGCTTCTTATCATGCTTTCCATCTTTTCCATCGTCATAGATTTCACCGATAAGAATAACCGAGTTGTCTCGTGATCTAGCCGGGTCGTAAGCCATTACAATCTTACGCTTACCAGTATCGTTATATAAAATAGGTTTTCTTACTTCTTCATTACGAGCAATAACTCCTCTTCGTACAATAGCATTGTTGCCACCGTCAGATGTAAACTGACAATAGTATTCTCTTCTTGCCTTTTCAGGATTTGTGCGCATAGCAGATTCAACCGTTGATTTCTCAAGCAGCGGAGCAATTTTCTTACCATGCACAGTAGGGGAGAAGCAAGCTTCACAATCGAACTGCGCTACAAAGTAATCTGGATCTCCCATAATCATTCGTTTTGCATAGTCTCTATACAAACGATAAAACTCCGTATCCGTGGAAGATGCAGATGAAATATAAAATTGTTGGTTAGAGATTTCATCTGGAATAGTCTTAAGCCTGATATCATCAAGCTGCTTACCTTCACGGTTCTTACCAGTTTTGAATGATTTGTTTACAATAGCAAATGCTCCGTAGGTCTGCATCATCTCTTCTGAAAGGAATCCACTCTCATCAAAGATGACGTTACCTCTTAAACCTCTTTTTTTATCGACATTGGAGTTTAAGGTCTGCGTAAACGAACCATTAAAAAGATTATATCTAAAACCATCAGAGGAATGAGAGAATCCATCTCCAATAGCATTCTTAATTTCAACTTCTGCTTTAAATATCTCTCCTGTAGAGCCAACCATTGTATCAATATTATTGTTAGCAATACGTTCAAGAGTAGTAAATGTTTGCTGTGCCTGAGAACCAGAACCAGAACAAATGTAGCTCCAGTAATTGTTAAACAGCATACCTTTAGCCATTATCATGATATCAATTAGTGTACTCTTACCAAACAGATTGTTATTAACCTAAAGTTTTTTATCTTTAGCTCTGGAAGTTTCCTTCATTTTCATCAGTTGGTCAATTCCAACCCAGCCTAGCATATATTTTCACCCAATAATACAAATGGGGGATTGGACTCGTGGGTAGATTATATTTATTCACTACCTATGCGTTACAGTGAGCCACAGCCTTTCGTAATCTGTGCTTTACCTCGGTATTAGCATGCAATTATTATGTTTAGCTTTTACCGATTTTCCAATCTTTTATTCTGCATATTACTATGCAGAGAGGCTTAAATAATGTTTTATCACATTGTATTTTCTCTTTAAACATGTAACACTTTTGTTATAATACATTTTATTAATTAATTTATTCATCTCATGAACAGATGTACACATTAATCTATATTTCTTTTCGGTTTCTTTATAGATTTGTGTAGAAATATCATAAGTAGAAAGTTTATTTTGAATATATTTTAATGGAATCAAATTAGCACAAGTAATATGCATATAAACATGCCCATTATCTTTATAATAGCAACCATCACCATCAATATATCCACGTAAAAAATCAAAGAAATAACATTCATCTACAATTGGAAAAGTATTATTATTAGATTTATTACAAACTACTCCATTGTCAATCAAATCTGTAACCAATTCTTTTGAATAAACTCTTAAACAATCCGAATGATTACTATGAATCAATTTACCATTATTCATCTTAATAATTTTAGGCTGCTTGTGGCTTATTATATTTTGATTTCCAAGCTCGTAATTTAACTTCTCTAATATATACTTGTCCTTTGATTGTAGTTCCATTCCGAACTCATAATTACTTCTTTCTTCATTATAAATTACATAGCCATCAGCATAAATAAATCCTAAAAAATATGCTTTTAGTGGAGTGTCAATTTTCTCAAAATATGTAGAATTAATTTTTCTCCTTTTATGTAAATTAAGATGATAAGCCCTTCCTTGAATCTGCTGTCTTGTAAAACCTAAATGATCACCTATTTCGTCATTAGACATATTATTATAATTCTTTATAATATATGCATCATCTGCTTCTGAAAATATTCGTTGGCTTCGATGCGGAATGTGATGACTTTTCTTTAGACCATTATTTCTACAAAATCGTTCAACTTGACGGTATGTACATCCTATTTTAGATGCCATTTCTTTGTATGTATAATTTTTATAATTGTTTAAAATATATTTCTTTTCTTCATTATTAAATTCGTAATATTCAGTACTCATTTATCTCCTTTGTAATCAAAAGAGATAAATACAATGTAAATCTGTTAACCTCTTGAACACACTAGTAAAACATGAGGGCATACCCATGTTCTAGTTAATATGAATGACTGGCTATCAAGCAATTCTATTCCGAAGAAATCAGATACAAACCTAACAGGATTGCACTGATAATACTTTTGAATAGCAGCAATATGTTTTAATGAATCTAGCTTACGCTTTGACATTGAGAAAACTCCCGGTCGCACGTAAACTAAATTATTTTGAATGCATAACTTGCTAGAATCATTTTCGATCTTTGCAATTACGCCATTTTTATCTATCTCGTTATTTTGGATCATTGTTGTGATACTATCCATTTGTATCACCGTCACTTTCTACTGAATCTTCTGTAAATTCGGCGTTTAAATTATTCCCGGTTTTGGTACTTTTCTCACTGAATTCAATTTTATTCTCAGATTCGGTATTTTCATTATCGTCTTCATTATCCTCAATAACATCTTCAAGAACTTCTTCTCCTGCATGATTATCATTCGCATACCTAGAGTATAGTTCATTCAAATCAATCAGATTCTTTCCTTGAAGTAAATTATGTTCTTCCATTGTATCTTTAAGATCAAGATTCTCTCTCAGAAGAATACGTGAAAGCTCTTTAAAATCTTCTTTCTTTCTTTCAAGATCAGTAATCATCTGTCTCTGGTCTGCAATCATATCAGAGTACTCTGATTCATCTAATCTGAGAGCTTGCATAATAGACTGGTTACTCATATCCATGACTTGTCTCATGCCACGGCATGTCTCCATGTCGAAACCATTAACTTCCGCCTCTCTGAGATTCAAATCTTTAATCTTCTTGAGTTTACCAGTCCATGTATTTTCACCCTTACCAGAATTACGGGAATGGGCGAGAGAGATACAGTTTTCTTCAGCTAACTTCGTAATACCTGTAAGCAGTTTCTGTTTAGAGTCCTGCAGATTCTTAATCGTAGGGGCACTCTGAGATACTGTTGTCTTGTTAGCCATCGCATCAGCAATAGCGTCATCAAGTTTAGACACCTGAAGGAATCCACGAACAATAGAAATACAACTTGCATTTCTCATCATGTCTTCATTCGCATCTTCACTTGCGTCAAGCAATCCTACAAGCTGAGAATAAAGGAAAGGCTGATCCTCAAGTGCTTCATTACAGAATGGATCGTAATGAAGCAATCTGATAATATCTTCTTTATCCTGTAAAAACTGCTGTCTAGTAGATGCTTCAAGTGTTTTACCTGTAGTTTCATCTTCCTTCATAGAGATACCATGACCATCTTTGAAGAAATCTGAATCAGCAAACTGGAGTCCTGCGTACTGCTGCATCTGCATAATTCTAAAATAGCATTTGGCAAAGTTAGTTTGTCTTTGTGTTGCGTTATAGTTATTAGCCTGTTGTAAGGCTGCATTATATATTACATTAATAAAAGGCTTATTCAAATATTGAAGAGCCTCAATTAAACTTTCCTTAGTAGGCTCGTGTCTTTCTCCATTCAAATCCTTACGCATAGCAACATCTAATGCGCATTCCTTGCAAATAGGAGTAACATGTGTAATAATACCCTCTTCCGTACTAAGATAAAATTTATCATTTCTTAAATACTCACCGCACATACGACACTGATGATATTCACCATCTTTTAAGTCCTGAATAATAGAGCGGAGTCTTCTTACTTCTGCTCTTGATTCAGCAGCTGTCATTTCCTGAGAAGTTTTCTTATTAGCTGCTTGGAGCTGTAATCGCTCCTGTTTTGGGGTAAGCATTTTCTTTTTAGTTGTACTACCTTTCGGTCTACCTCGTTTTGCCAATGAATCACTTCCTTTATATATATCATTTTAATTCCTGTAATAACTTCAAAATTGGCTACGGAGATGGGAGTCGAACCCATGAGTGATGGAGTCAAAGTCCATTGTGTTAGCCGTTTCACCACTCCGCATCAGAAAGGGTAGTAAGTACACACCGTTACTACCCTTAACGTATTGTATTGAAAGGAAAAAAGATTAATAAAATAGATGTTCACATAGAAACACTAAACATTAATATATCTAAAAGTCGTGTGGACAACCGCACGGCATTTTAGCAAATCTATTATTATAACAGAGAGCCACAGAGTGACTCTCCCAATGCAGTCCTAAAACATACACCTCAATCCCAAATTTATTATCACTTCTTTACTTTGCTGAGATATTCTCTTCCAGAAGATTCTCTAATCTTAATCCATCCAGAATTAGCTAATCCCTTTTGCTTCTCAAAGTAAGCCCAGTTTCCTCTTTGCTTCTTGCACTTAAGTACAGTGCCAGCCTTGATTGTTTCAAGCACTTTCGCCTGTGTAGAATATCCATCTCTTACATTCATAGCGTATTTCAGCTTATAAGTATAAGATACCTGTTTGTACTTAGACAAATTAGATTCGTGAATCCATCCGCCTTTACCTTTACCTTTAATAATCTTCCACCATCCCGCAGAATAATTGTCAAGCTTAAGCTTTTCGTTCTTCTTAAGTGTAGTCACAAGAGCGGAGTTTCCACTAGCAGATTTTCTAACATTAGCTTCATCGTTGTCTGTGTAAAGCACAGCAGTATGATCTCCTGTGGATTTACCTACAGAGCTTTTAATGTAATCTCTCGGATCTACAACAATCCAAACATTATTACATTGTGCCTTAAAGTTAGACCATCTGTTAAACTGTCTATATCCTGCATAACTAGCAGAGTCTGAAATGTAGATGTTGTCATTCTTATCTACATAATAGGCAACAATAAAATGCCCGCCACGAGTCCAGATGCCCGGATGCATAATGCCAATACACCATTTATTGTGCCGTAAAGCATCGTGAACTTCAGACCAGTTAGTTGTTGTCTTCCATGTTTTAATACCAGCTGCATTGAGCATAGCACCAATTCCAGACCAGTATGTTCCAGCTCCCTTAAGAATCAGACCATGATTCCACGCCCAATTCCACACCTGAAGAGGATTTGTCCAATGTTTTGTCGTGCGGGAAACAATATTAAAAACAGAGAATTCTCCACATGCGTATCCCGCAACAGTACAGCCATTTCTAGAGTGCGAAGCCCAAGGGGATGCAATTTGCTTATAAAAATTTGGTTTAATAATTGTCATAAAATCACCCCCATACTAAAAAATCGAGTAGGGGAGATATCCCTACTCGATATAAATTTCATAATATTCAATTTCAAAAGTTTAAACTATTTCTATTTTGGAAAGCGTTCAACTGTTCGGAAATTCCGAATAGTTCATTAAGCAGTCTGCTTTTCTTCAGTCTTAATTCTCTTCATCTTAGCAGTTCCCATTCTGGCAGCCTCAGTAAAATCGTTATTCTTCCACCAAGCAATCAGGGCTGTGATCGTTGTGAAACCAGTAGAAATCAGATTTGTCAGCTGATCAGAATCGATTGGGAGCGGGGACTTGCCCATAACAGAAAGAATCTGATTAATAATTGCGAGGAACAGCACGGCTGTTCTGATAATTGTACCCTTATCGATATTCTTCATTGTTATTAACTCCTTACTTTATATTTTTTATATGTAATTAAATACAGCCGAATGGCGAAATCCCAGTAGTGAAGCCCGAACTGGCGTAGTCGGCACTCCCGCCGCTGCCGACAAGACAGAAACCGGGGTTGCCCGTACCCGGCGAGCGCTCCCACCAGTAGTAGGCGGAACCGTTCACCTTCTTCACACGGTTCGATGATGTCTTGTACCACTCAAACTGCGAGTTACTGGATTCGGCTGTGCTATTTGCGTATGTCACACTTCCAAATATTTCTTTTTCCGACGGCAGTGCAAAATAGTCTGTCGATGTCGTGGTCGATGTTGACGCACCCGACGCTGTAACATTTTTGAACTGCTTAAAAATCGACCTCAGTGCCGTCGGAATCGCATTATAGAAGACGCTGTTGCACCACGTTCTTCTCTTGCAGGAATTCCATCCGCCCGAATTCGTATCTGATGAATTCATATGTCCTGATTCGTTCAGGCTATCCTTCGTTCCGACTACAAAATTGCACTCTTTGTCATTACTAAGCTTTTTACCTCCAACATTCATCAATACAAACTCAGCACTTTGAGATGCATGACTTTCGCCAACTCCAGTAGCGTCCATAGCAGAAAGATTAATTGATCGTGTATCTCCAACTTTCCAATAATCACTTAATTTAATTAATCCATTATCGGCAGCATTTACCATAGCAACTATCTCTTCGTCTGTGCCAGTAGACCATGGAACAATTTTATATGAAACATATCCATTCTGCATCATATGCAAATCAAATATTGCCATTAGTTATCACCAACTTACGCAACAGTAGTACTTACACTAGCACTCGCATCACTCTCGCTACCCTCAGCACTATCACTTTTACTCTTTACAGCCCAACCTTTTTCGTTGATCTCATATCCGTCCGCAGCAAGAATAGCATCGCAGTCTTCCTTAAACTGTTGATACAGCTTATATTTAAATACTCTGTTGTAGTTCATCTTGCCCATTTCAACTCTCATTGCAATATATGCAGCCATATAAAGCCTCCTTATATATAATCTCTAATCTTTGATATTTAATCTATAAGATAATTCCGTATATTATTTACAATATTAAACCGTTGTAGTCTCTGAAGTAGTAGAAGTTGTTGAAGCACTTGCACTCTGAGATTCACTAGTTGATACAGACGCACTTTCATTTGTACTTTCAGAATTATCTTTAGTGTCAGCACTCGTATCATCAACCCCAACATCACCAACTGCTGTACTCATCAGAAAATCAATTGCAGACTGAATCGCTTCATTTTGAGCAGTCAATTCTTCAATAATCTGAGCCTGAGTTTTAGGTGGATTAACAATGTTATTTACTTCCTGTTTTAATGTATCAGGTACATCGTCAATCTTCTTAGTACCAGCTTCAATAGCATCTACATAACTCTTTACTTCAGCGTTATGATCGTCAATTGCTTTCTGTCTGGCAGCTTCTTCTTCTCTCTGTTTCTCAGCCCACTCAGCCTGAAGTTTTGCAGTTTTCTCTTGTTCTTCAACCATGAGTTTTTCATACTCATCTTTAGTAATCTCAGTACAGTTGTCAGGAACTTTCTCACCATCTAAAATGCCGAGACACACAAGAATATCTGTATCTGGCTTCACTTGCTTATAAAATTTCATGTTCTATTCCTCCTTGTTATTCCGGTATTACAAGTTTATTATTATTAAATACCAATACTTCAATATTAATTGTATCTGTAGGAACAGTTTTACAGAGGAACGTAAGTGAATTAGCTGCCTGTGCAGTACATCTGATTGAAGCAGATCCATAAGCATCATATGAAGCCGGGGTAGGGGATACAATTACATTGTTATCAGCAGTTACACCTGACACAGAAATAGTTGCAGTTTTGGCAGAAGAATCCCAAGCAGTAGTAGCAATACTAATTGTAGATTTTGTAGCATTAATTGTATTTGGAAATGCACGGCTAAGATCATAAATATAGCTACTAAGGCTATTAACTTCCCCATTAATAACTTTATTCTGTACAGGGTTTTCACTTGTATTACTTAATGCACTATCTACTGTAATCTTATGGTTGTTAATAGCCGAGTCTACTTCAGTCTTAGTATAAGCATCACTGATTCCGTACCCCGAAAGGGTAGTAGACTTATCAGCCTTGCCACTAACAGCACTATTAATACTCTCTGTAACACTTCCGACTGCAAGCAAATCTCTATTAAAATCCGCTTCAGTTCCAGTGTATCCACCCGCAACAGCTAGGTCATAGGCAGATGCACCTTTAGCAAGTTCTTGTCCTTTATAATATGCAATCATACGATGCACCTCCTATTCTATATTTGATGTTGTATTGCACTTGTTTACTTAGTAGTAGTATCTGTAGAAGTAGTAGAAGTAGTAGAGGAAGATGCAGTATTGGCACTAGCATTAGCACTTTCATCCTCATACTTCTCCCCAGTAATCTTTTCATAATCTTCTACTCTGATAATCTGGTCTTTTACATCCTGCTTGAGCAGAATACGAACCTGATTTTTATATCTAACAGGGCATTTACTAAATTCCTGAGATCCTCTTTCAAGGCAGTTGCGCCAGATCATAGCCATATAATTAGCCATTCTAAATCACTCCTTTTAAATCTATGCAGTAGTTGTTGAAATAGTTGCATCTGTTGTACTTGAAGTAGCAGAATCTGTAGAAACAGACTCATCACTAACTGTATCTGTTGCGCTTTCAGCCAGTACAGCTAGTGAGTCTTCAATACTAGAAATTCTAGCATCTAATTCTTCAGTCAGTTCACACAAACCATTCTCATTCAATACTACTTTATTAGCATTTTTTTCATGTTTTTCGTCTGTATAGTTCATAAATTCAGAAACTCTGTTATATACAGCTTCTCTGTAATTCTTGAACTCTTTCATAATTTCTTCTAGCATGTTAGTTGTGTCCTTGTGTGTGTTCATATATGTTTTTTATATGTTTTATGGTTCTATATTTATATTTATTTAGTTCTATATGTTGTTATATAAATTTATGTGATATAATGCAACGGATTATTGAGATTCTAGATTATATACAGCCGAAGGGCGCGAGGCCGCCGCTGGCGTTGGCGTAAATGCAGTCTGCGTCACCGCCGCTGCCGATATCGCAGAACTTGGCGCTGTGGCCGTAATCCG